CATTATCTTCTGTGCCGGCGAGTTTTACGTTTGTGTTTGCGCGAACGCTTGCGAGATGATCCAGTTGTTAAGGGATAGCTAGAGTTTGTTGAATGATAAATAGGTGCGTCTGCTTTTCCAAGAGTTCCTTGAACATAGCCAGGATCACTAGGCCGGGCTGCTAGAGCAGCTGTAAATCTTTGAACAGCTGTAAGAGGAGGTCCTGGAACTGGGGCTTCGACCTTTTCTTCTGCCTTAACTGCCTTCTTTTCAGCAGCAGCAACTAACTCTGCAGCTTCCTTATCTGCCTTGGCCTTAGCTTCAGCAGCTTTCTTATCTGCCTCGGCCTTAGCTTCAGCAGCTTTCTTATCTGCCTCGGCCTTAGCTTCAGCAGCCTTTTCAGCAGCCTTTGCTCTCACCTTTTCTGCTTCTGTTCTGGCAGTTACGGCACTTTTAGCCGAAAGAGGGGTGGGTCTAACAATCCCTCTGGGTGCACCACCCGACTTGCGTTTACTAATCTTAGCCCGATGGCGACGGGTGTGCTTCATTATTTTTACTTTGTAAAATAAACGAGATACTGGTATTCCTTAGAACAGGATACAAGATGAACCTTATCTTTTAGACGGAATCCAGAAGTCTTAGCAATCTCAATTAGACGCTCTACAGAAGGCATTGTCCAGTGTTGCTTTTGCTCGCGATACTTGATATTGTCTGGGCTATTCTCAGTATTGTAGTATGTAATAACCTCGGAGAATGTTGCGTTATCTTCATCCTTCTTTTTATTGAAGGTTCCTGTATACTTAAAGCTATCAAAGTATATCTCTGATTTGGTTTGGCGCTCAATCGAATACTTCTGAAGAGAGAATGCTGCGAAGGGTGTTGATAAATCCAGAAGTGGATCATACTTATCGGGGTCAACCATATGAACAACAAACATTCCGCCGGGTTGGGTCCAGAGATATGCGTTATCAAAGACTGTCTTAGAATTTGGGAAGCAATATACAGCAAATCCGAGTAAGAATGAGTGACTGTATGACTTGGGAGGAAATAAGGTAGGGGATGTCACGTCACCCTTGGTAAATCGCGCAGAAGGGCAATCCTTTCTTGCTTGGTCTAGCATATCCCCCGAAGAATCTACGCCGGTATAATCAACTCCTAGGTTTTTGAACCAACAAGCGTGAGGAGCAATTCCACACGCCATGTCAAGAATTTTTACGGTTGCAATTGGCCATTCGGCTAGAGCAATGTCTTGAAATGAAACTTGTTCGAACTGTAACTTTTCATAAGAATGCCATAGTGGTTTATAAATAGATGCATAAAGTGAGTCGTTATATTTATCAGAATCTTCGAGCATAACAGAGTTGCCATCTTCGAATCCTTCAACGGTAGATGCCCACTGAGAAACCCAATACATCACAAAGACAATAGAAAGAATAACTAGATACTTTGTCCAGTCGTATTCCATTATTATTATGACATGAAAGAACCCGATGGCCTGGATACGTAGCTATACGCAAAATAGACTACTACTAATACTAGAAAACAGATTACAATATCTAACACCCTAGACCACCAATCCGAGCCTTGTGAATCTCCTCCTCCGAAGTCTAAAAGACGCCTGCGAACATTTGCAGAATCCTTCTCTTTCATAACCATTCTGTGGACAAACCGCACCTCGTCTTCATCACCAACCTGTGCAGATTCTACGTCCTTGATAGCCTGTTGGCGTGCGCTCTGAGCAGCTTGTGAAACTTGAGCAGCCCCTATCTTGCGTCTATATGAATCAATCAAGGGATCTACTTCTTGGATAGCCTTTCTTTCTTTTTCCTTATGAAGCCAGCCAGCTCCGTCTTTCAGGGTATAGTATGCGGTTCTAGCTTGCTCATATGCTTCAGGATCTGTTCCTTTCTTCACAGTGGCCTCGTGTAACGCACCCTGAAGAATCTGAAGCTGTTTATCTTTTTGACACTGTATATCACACGCCATTATTTAATGAAAGGTATAATAGTCCTCCAGCAAAGACTGCTAGAGCCACCAGATGTGTTAATCCACCTAGAATACCGCCAACTAAATAAACGACGGCTGTGGCAGAAAGTAGAATCAATATTTTCTTAATAAGAGAACTTGCCCGGATTAACTTTTCTGTTTCAGAAACTACGTCATTAATCTTAGACTTAGCGTCGTCATTGATGTCCTTAGAAACATATCCAAATAGCTCTTCAAAAAACTTTTTAATTAGTTCTAATTGTTTAGAAATCGCAGTTGCTCCAGTTGTTTGAGAATGATCTACTTCTAATTGCTGAACAATATTATCTCTTTCCTTCTCATACGGCTGGGTTAGTTTAAACACCGCAGAATAATCCGTAGTTCCGTGCTTACTAAAAATATTTCCGGAATTACCAGGAGTTGTAGTAGTCATCCATAATTGATTTGAAACAGGCTCTACTGTCAGTGATTGAGGAACGAACCCTTGCGTAGAAAGATTAGAACAATCTCCATTCAGACATCTTTGAACTTGATTTGCTTGGTTGACTCCGTATAGCGCACGTTGATCGGCATCTCCTAAGACGCTGTTATACTTACCCCCAAACTCGGGAATGGTTGACCACCCGGACTGCATAGCCTCATCTGTCTTTACTGCGTTCCCCTTGTCGTCTACTCCGTATAAACTAGAGGAGCTTGCGGATGTTATAGTAATTCCACGAGGGTCTGCGACCTGAACCCAATTTGACATTGTCACTGGTTTGTGGATACGCCATTTCTGAGAACCAGCCTGTCCCCAGACATATGATCCTGTAGTGGTAACCTTTGTCATACCATCCTTTGCGGAAACTACAATCCAGTCGTCGGAATTATTTGCGGACTTTGATGCAAGTTTCATGCCGCCGCCGTCATAAAGAACATAGACTCGTGACTCGTCGGCTGTTACGTCATAAATTTTGGTTGATTCTGGAATTGTTACAGGTTTCCAATCACCAGCGCAAGGGAGCTGACAAATCCACACCTGATCGGAACCCATACCCCAGGCAAAGCCTAGAGACGATGAAGATACCTTATCCAGACCACCGGGAACAGCATCCCATTGATCAGGTGTGATTTCGGTTGAAATTAAGTTATTCAGCTCATCTGTTATAATATCCATCTTATTCTATTAAGAGGTTTACTTTGTACTTCCGAATCTAGAATACACTGAACTAAGCCCACGCTGAAAGTAGTATTCAGAAACTCCGCTTGTGTGCGACTCACGATTAAACTTATCCTGGGCAAAGCGGGGCTTAATATTCGGGTCGTTTTCTTCGTTAACTTGATACATCAAATTTGTGTTGACATACTTACGGCGAAGCTCTATAAGCTGAGATGCATCCATAGACCGGCCAAACTTATCGTTAGAGTTTACGTTAGGCATTTATTATACCTCGATAAAAAGTAATGGATATCAACCAGTATCAGAAGGATCGTGACTCTGACTTACAAAATTTTAAGAAAGAATATGCAGAATCAAGAGCTGAATATACTCGGTTGCTTAGTCTAGCGGTATATGAGCCCGACCCAGAGAAACAGACTGCCTTAGTTCAACAGGTCATGGAATTAAATACCCAACTAGCAGCTATGGTTCGCGCTTTTATTGGCAGTTCAAATGATAAATTTGACCCTAAGACGATTGCAGATATGACGAAGGAGATTATGATGTATCAGAAAGAATACAACGAGCTTAAGGATAGTAAGACTAAGCAGGCATCCTTTGAAAGTATATATGACCGCGAGGATGAAAAGCTTTCCAGAACTCGTCGTCAATTTAATATGTTTCTTTCAATCTTGCTTGCTGGAATACTATTTATTGTTATAATGATTTTTATAACACCATCAGGCCCACTGATATCACCCCAAGAATTCCAATCGCCCAATACTTCCATGACTGAGTTGGGCGCGACGGTGGGAGGGATGCTGCGGGGATGGTCATAGCATGATTATAGATTTGTTCAACCTTATTATCTTCCGGTATCTGTGACTGTAAAAAGGTGTCTAGTGTCTTCTGCGCAGCCTCATACGCAGCCTTATACTTTGGCTCACCGGTAGTTGCGTATTGAATATAATTCATTCTATACTGCTCAAGAGTAGACTCCATTTATCTAAGTCTCTAGAACATTAGCTACACAATAACGATAATATAGAACATTACCACCTGACTCTGAAAATCGAGTAATCTCTACAACATCTCCGGGCTTGGCTCCAATCCATTTAGCCATCGCATCCTGCGAATCAATCCAAGGAAGTTGCTTCTTTGGATCGACAATATTCATCTTCTTCTCTAGCTTCATGAGTTCCTCCTCGGTGATAATACGATGCGCAGGAACACGGCGATGCTGTGTGATATCAAACTGGAGACGACGAATGTCAAATAGTTGAAGTAGTGGCTTCTTCTCCTTGTTATGATTGCGAATTACGTTCACAACATTCTCGGAAGGAGGAACTAGGCATACTACAATAGTTCCGTGCGTATAATTATTTTCCTCTGAGAAGGTGATGTAAGACTGTAGCGCATTCTCGTTCAAGCGGCTTTTTTCATTGAAGACAACCAGAATTCCTCCGATATTATACATTCTGGTCTCATCAAGCGGAGCAGCAAGAATCTCTACACCATCTACCTTAATCTTACGACTTACCAGCATACTCTTCAGTGTCTCAAGTGCACGATCCTCCATTCTTACTCTTGTTGTTATCGATGAAAACTCTTTCCGTTTTAAGTATACAAATGAAGTGGAAGGAAAATCTACCTTCATTCGTATTTTTCGCTGTAGCAGCTCTCATTGGTTATGCGGTAATTTCTAGATTTCGCGATCATTTTGTCCCGGAGTTCCTAGAGCAAGGAAATGTCAGAAAAACGAAGGAGATGGTCAATTCTTCATTTAAACAGGACACCAATCACGTGCGTCCCGATGGGCATTTTGCTGCTCCGCCAATCCAAGGAGTTGAATCTCCTTTCAGAGTAAATATGTTTGATTCATACATCCCCTAGAAACATGCCTTTAGGTTATTTTCAATTCTCTGCTTTTCAGAAGCAGGGTATTGACGCTCATGTAGAAGACGAATACACGTCTGCTTACAGATCTCCTTATGACCAGTAAAGGCCGCATAGATTGCGAGCTCATCAAATACTCTCCATAGATATACATCACTTTCGATGAACAGACAATCTTGAGTTGGCTTGGAGATGGTCGCGGCATAAACTAGCATTGCAAAAACCTCTTGCGACCACATATTTTTAACACGGCACTGAGTGGCATAGGTAACAAGTGATTCAGTGCGGTATGGACATATCTCGTGCGCCTTCCAAGCCCAATCCTTATCGTGAAGAAGCTTAGAAATATTATAAGCACTTACAAACATCTCTTCCTTCCACTTACCCATTTCAAAGCGCTTCTTATACCATTTTACAGCTTCGTCTGTCATTCCCGCGTCACGATACGACTGAGCAAGATAGAAAACATATCTATCATTCTCTGGTTCCTTTTCAAGTTCAGCTAGGAGTATTTCAGCATCCTTCTTATATTTTTCAATGCCAGGAGCAATTTTTGTGCGATTTCCAATAGTTCGGCCTACCATAAAAATATCCTTTGGGAGCTTAACAAATTTGCACGGTTTTCCATTTGTAGGATACTCATGAAGAACACCAACATACTTCCAATCATCATTAGCTTTAAAAATCTGAGTCCGGTGATATTCAAGAGAATTATTTAATCCTCTGCGAATTTCGATATTACATGCATTTGGTCTAACATCATCTAGAACTTTCACCAGAGTTTCCTTAGCTTGTGGAGGAAATACCATCAAATCATCAGCATCCATCATAAGAATATAATCCATCTTACCATCACATGTGCGCAGAGCTTCCGTGCGGCTCTCACCGAAACCCTTCCACGATCGTTCATGAACTTCACCTGTGATATTATGTTTTTTATAAAAATCCTTAATGATTTCAATTGTATTATCTGATGATCCAGTGTCAACAATGCTATAGGTATCAATCAATGCAAGAGTTGACTGCAGAGCCTCGTGAATAATATGACTTTCATCTTTTACAATCATACACAGTCCAATGGTAGGAAGGCCTGGGATATCCAGATCTAAGAAAAATAGATTGTTTTTCTTAAGCCATCGAATAACTCGAACATATCGAACCCGATGGCCATCATCTTGTAGACGGAGAGCATCCTTTTCTCCCTCGTATGCCTGGATGTATTTTATGTGTTCGTGAAAAAGCGCCTTGTCAGTAGTAAATGCAGTCAGAAAGGATTTCATTCCAATCTTTGCAAAGTAATTGCTTAAGATCAGGTCGTCGCTTTTACGGCAGTCGGGATTCGATAAGACGATATCTAGATGTGGCGCAAAATCACACTGAATGCAGCGAGGCGGGTAAAGAATTGTAGTAACTCCTTCTACAATTGGTGATATTCTAGAACCTCCGTGAAGATACAGAATCTTAGAACCGTCATAAGAAACACCACTATGCGCCAAAATTCTCACATTCTTTGGGTCATGCTCACATACTAGTTTTTCAAGGGTGAAGTTAGGATATTTCCAATCATCGTCTACAGACCAAATAAATGTTTCTATATCATCCTTATATCTAAAAAACGTAGGAACAATCTTAGTAATAGAACCATAATCGCTAGTTCTAAATATCTGAACTCTTTCCATGGTCTTCATCCACTCTGGAATTACATAATCTTCCCCAGTTCTAACACACTTTTGCGGAATGTTAATTTCAACATGATTAATAGGAATCGTCTGAGCAAGAAGACTCTCAAGACATTCCTTGATTCTATCAATCCTAGAGGGGATTGTAGTAAGACTGGCTACAATCTTCATTTATAAAAGAATAGATTACAGCTCTAAAATACCTTTATCCTTCTGAGCCGGAAGCGTTCCTTCTGTGCGATGTTTTACAATTTCATCCCAAGTTGCCTTCATTTCTGGAAAATGTGTTGGCATCCAGTCTACATCTTTCTGAACGAGCTTGGTGCGTTTCTTCACTAGAACCCAGTATAGAATCTGCCATTCCATAGGATTATGAAGAACTAACTTTTGCCACTCATGAACATCTAGGGCATCCGTAATTCGACGATACATAACTGCTCCGCCATCATCAACGGCAAAGCAAGATTTAAAGTCAGCTGCTGTTTCTGTCCATTCTGAATAGTTCATAACCTTAAACTGCATCTCTACATAGTCACACTCCTGTAGACCTGTGCATTCAATCTGAAGTTGCATCTGGTGATAGTATGCGTCAGGAATAGATGTAGTATCATCAAACGAACGCGAAATAGGACACTTTAGTTCGATTAGACGCCCATTGCGCTCGTCCTCTGTTAGAATCAATCCGTCCGGCGATGCTCCTAGAAAGGGATGCTCCGGGTGACGAACACACGATAGATCGACCAGCCTAACATTCTCAAGATGACAGTAGATTTCTTTAGCGATAGGTTCGAAGCGTGTTCCCCAAATTAGAGCTCCGACACCAGGACCATCTTGCTTCTTCGGGGGAGTTAGCTTAGATAGAATTAATTCACGACGAGCAGATTGAGATGCATCTCCAAATGATTTCCAAATCTCAGAAGCGGTGAGCATTTCACCCCGCTTTGTAAACCAGGCCTGTGTGCGCTGGTCATCAATTCCATAGTTGTCGAGTAGGTAGGTAATCTTTTCTGCGGTGCTCATCTTGGGGAGTATACGGTGAGAACGCGAAAACCCGTTTTTAACGTAAAGATAATACAATGGGTAATAAATTATCAACAAATGGAGAACGAAGCCCTAAGAATGCACCTCTTATAACAGAACGCCCAATACCAAATATTTCTAATATATTTTATGAAACTCCTAGGCGAAAGGATATGGCTGTATGCTTTGTTTACTTTAACCCAGCCGGAACTAAAAGAATGTTAATGAACTATCTGTATACAATTGAAAAAATGAAGCTAGCAAGAATTCCGTTCTACACACTGGAACTAGTATACAACACCCCAGAGATCAGCGATGCCTTTCACATATATGGAAGATCTGCACTATTTCATAAGGAGCGCCTGTGTCGTCTTATAGAAAAGAGAGTTCCTTTTTGGTATTCAAAGCTTGTATTTTTGGATGCTGATATAATTTTTGAGAATCCCAATTGGTATTCAGAAACATCTGATTTACTTCAGGATTATGATGTTGTTCAACCCTTTTCGGAGTGTAAGTGGTTAGATATTACATATAAAGAAGCAGATCAACATCGCATATCAGTTGCCTATATGGATAGAAGTGGTCCGTATGAATCCAGATTTCATCACCCGGGATTTGGATGGGGATTCAAGCGCTCGTGGTATAGAAAGATTGGGTTCTTCGAGTATGGCATAACCGGAAGCGGTGATACTCTATCAGCAGCAGCTTGGCTAGGAACCCCGTTTGGAGCTAAATATTTAAAGGATGCCTTGAAGCCAGCTTATGCTCAGTATTTGAAGGAACCTAAGCCAAAGCTATCATGCACATTGGGGACCGTATACCATCTCTGGCACGGCACTAAACAAAACCGGAAATATGTCGAACGGCACGCGATCCTGGATGGAATACTGGATATTCGTAGTGTTTTGAAAGATCAAGAAGTTTTTGAACTGAAAAATAAAGAACTTGAAACAAAGATGATAGATTATTTCATATCTCGCGACGATGATGGGTTTTAATATTCATTAATAATGAACTCTAAATGGAACAAATTCAAAGCCAAGAACAATGGGTGCTTCATCGTCTAGAAAAGTTTTATGCGAATCCAGAGAATCTCAAGAAAGTCGAATCAATTCTCAGCGGAAACTCGGAGCTGTCTCTTCGTTTGATAGATTGGTTCGTAACGAACTACGCGAAAAAGTTCAACGTGGCTTTTATGACGAAAGAAAAGTATGTCATCGTGTATCTCAGTTACAAGAGCCACCTAAAAGCATACAGCAAGAAGATGTTTGACCCGTTCTGTCGTTGCAAGCGCATTAAGTTTCAAGGACTAGATACTACTGTTGGACAGCTTAACTTTTTTGAATGGATTATCACGGATGGCGTAATCGATTATCTAGAAAAACACCGTGAGGCAGTTCACGCAGACATGGAGTCACGTCTCCAAGAACTCAAGGATACGTCTGATAAGGTTATGCGGCGTAAACGTCACGAGCTTTCTAACTCTGCCACTAATTCTCTATCACGTCATGATGTAACAGTTAAAGTTTCGTTTGATTAAGACAAATGGATCCAGGTCCATCTGGACCCGATGCTCCTGTTCAAGCAGTTCCAGGAATAGATTTCTTAAGAAATGCGTATAATCTGAGAAAGAATGATTCGTCGAAGATGAAAGAACTTGCTGTTCTTTTGAGATCATCTTTTCCTCCTGCAGTTAGTGCTTTACCCTTAAGACCTAATCAAAAAATAAAACTACAAACTTATGCAGACATATTTGCTAATCAGGTAGAATCTGGTAATGAATTTGAAACATTATTTGAGAGATTTTCTCCTGATGAAAAGGTATTTTTTAGAAAAATGCTGGGAACACAGATTAAACAACTACCGGAGGCTTCTCCTGAGGATATGGGTGATACCGACCCCGAAGATCTTTTGAATAAAACTGTAAATCCTTCAGACCCTGTGGGAGGAAGAAAGAGAACTCGTAAGCACAGACGTAAGAGTCGTAAGACGCGCAAACATAGACGTAAACAAATCCGGAAATAATCTAATGTATTCTATACTCAGACCAACACTCCTCTATACGGATATCTCACCTGATATAGCGGAAAATGACGAAGATCACGATGCATCTGAATGGTCTTATTCAGATAAGACAGTCTATCGTGGAGCACTGGACATATCGTATAAGAAAGAAGGACTTGATGTATTTTGGTTATATAATGATGACCTAGCGCGTATTGGTTTGGCTGAGCACGAATCTGGAAATCATGCAGTCTTCGAAACACTCTGGTTCAAAGAGTCTCCATATGGAACCTTATTTCAGGAGGACTGGAATACTGGAGAAACTATATTTTCTATGTTATCATCTGAGGCCTATCAAGACTGTATAGATTCTGATCTTCTTCTGAAGGGAGTTAATCGTCTAGTGTTGCCAAGATACTTGACAGAAGGATTCCCAAGCGTATATGAATGCGCTTGCGGAACATCTTTTTCACCAATGTGTTCAGCAGTGAAAAAGACCGTGAAAATCACGAATCCCATATTTATAGATGAATCATTCGTAGTTTACTATCCGCCTAGAGACTCGAAGGTCTTTAGACTGGAGCAGCTACGCGACGCTTGCGGCCCGGAGCAGCGGAACCTCCAGCAGACTCAACAGGAGCCTCGGGAGGATCAGCAGCAACGACTGGAACGTCGACCTGAGACTCAGTAGGAGCCTCGTCGACAGACTGGTTGTCCTCTGGGACAGCCTCAAAGGCACTAGCCGCCGTCAGTCGAGACTGAGGGAAGATCTGTGCCATAGAGATGCGCCACGTTACACCGAACGACTGGCCGATGATATACACCGAGCCACTCACAATCAGGTTTGCGCCGACGCCCTTGGGAAAGACGGAGCGAAGAGACTCGAGAGTGAGATACACGGGCTTCGTGCTTGAGTCGACCACATCCATAGCGATGCGACCGTCATACACGGGGATCTTTAGACGGAAGGAAGGAGGATACTTGCCATTAGGCACATACTCGTCTCCGACCTTGTCTGATGACACGCTGAGAATACTGCGGTCATTGAAGCTGTCGCGGATAGACTCCTCGCCACGCTTCTTGCCGAACCACTTCGAGCTGTTCTCCGTAGCAGCGTTAATAAGCTTGCTCTGGATATCTAGTAGGAAGTTGTAAAGCTTCGACATATCGTCGTCACCAGCAGAGCGCTCCTTAGCATAAGGATCGCAACCCTTGAGGGAGCCGATGAGTGAATACGATACATTGCCGCTCTTCTCGTCCTCCCGCTGAAGGAGGCCGCCGGGGAAATTCATACGAGGTAGGCGAAGCGCGAAGTTCTG